AAGAGATTCTCAAGCAGGTTATCAATGTAATCCGCGCTCAAACTCGCCTAGACATCTATGAGCAGATTTGCGCGCTACCGCTTATCCAAGACCGCAAGCGTTTGGTCAAGATGGGCATTGATAATGTCGCGCTACAGGTGCAGGATTTGTGCGCCGAAATTGCGTTAGGCAAGCAAAAGTGAAAGCAACATCAGTAGCAGCTTACGAGAAGGCTAGACCTAAGTTTGGCTCTAACCGCGCTAAGGTTTATCAGGTAATTCTTGATAACCAAGAACACGGCGCAACAGATCAGGAGATGCAAAAAGCTCTTGGTATGCCCGGCGACACTCTTCGCCCAACGCGCCTATCGTTGCTCAAAGATGGCTTGATCTACGACTCAGGCAAAACCCGCCAAAACGACAATGAAAACGATTGCATTGTTTGGCTATCAACTGAAATCACACAGACAGGATTGTTCTAATGCCTACTTACGCTTACAAGTGTTATGAAGATGGTTCGTCAATCGAGATGTATCAAACCTTTGACGATAACTCAGTACCAGATTGCCCGCTTTGCCAAAAGCAAATGCAGAAGGTCATTCACGCAACGCCAGCACATTTTCGCGGTGGCGGTTGGGGAGCCTCAAAATGAGAGAGCGCAAGATCGGTAAATACTGGGTTCACTGTGGTTGCCTAAACGGGATTGGTCTTGGGTTCAAGGTTGATCGGTACGGATGGGATATTGATTTCGTCAGATTCTTTATTGGGATGGAGTGGCAATGATTATTGGATTGAGCGGGTTTGCTGGTTCGGGTAAGGACGAAGTTGCCAAGATTCTTATTAGAGATCACGGCTATAAGCGCATTGCGTTTGCCGATGCTATTCGTGAAGCACTCTACGAGCTGAATCCCTTTGTGTCAGAGCGCCTTCGCGTAACTGATCTTGTGGATGAGTACGGATGGGATTTTGCCAAGAAGAACGCTGAAGTCCGGCGCTTGTTGCAAATCTTTGGCACAGAGGTGGGTCGCGCACAATTTGGCGAGGATGTTTGGGCGATGAAGGTTCTCAACGAACTGGACTTTCACGACAAGGTAGTTGTGACGGATGTTCGCTTCGGCAATGAGTTCTACGGCATCAAGTGGAATCACGGCGAGATGTGGCGCGTTGAACGCCCAGACATTAAGCCAGCAAACGATCACATCTCAGAACACGCGCTAGACGGCTGGGAGTTTGATCGGGTTATCAAGAACGAGGGAAGCCTTGACGACCTTGCTGAATTAGTAGCTGAGGTGATGAAATGACCCAAGATGATTTGCTTAACCAAGATGATTTGCTTAAGAAGATTTACTCGATGGAACTACGATATGCAAATGAAAAGCCAAGGCGTGAAGCCCTTCGCGCAGTAGTGGAACTAGCCAATCAACCACTGGATACAGAAAAAATGCCTGCACAAGAAGTAGCTTGGTATTCATACGGGTACAACTTAGCCTTAACCAAAATGCTTGATGCTATTGCTAAGGAGTTATTCTAATGACCCACGATGAACTGCTGGCGCTTATCAATGATGAGATAGAAGTTTGCGAACCTGAGTGCAACCAACACCAACGAATTAACGCACCTTGGTTAGCTTTTCGCGCAGTAATGGAATTGCATAAGCCTAACTACGGGCTATGCAAAGCCTGTACGACTTCGGTAGTTCTCGTTCCCTACCCTTGTCGTACGATTGAAGCTATTGAGAAGGAGTTAGCGTGACCCACGATGAATTGCTGGCAAAGATAGATCAAATTATTGCGTTTGAAGCACTAAGACCTATTAAAGAAAACATTTGGGAAATTGGTGGTTATCTTTCAGCGCTTGCCCTTCGCGCAGTAGTGAAATTGCATAAGCCTGATTCAAATGGGATATGCGATCTTTGCGATGGTCAATGTTGGGGTTGTGGAGAATGGGGTTGTGAATGGCCTAAGTGTGAGTGTGAGTGCCATCCTTTTTACCCCTGCCCTACCATCCAAGCCATTGAAAAGGAATTGGCATGAACGAGCGCAAGATCGCCCGTTGTAAGGGTTGCGGGATGTGGGTGTTTGACACCTTATGCTCAACCTGCCGTACACTTGCAAGTAACCAAAAGAGAAAGGGGTCAGCAATGACAACCTCAACTAAGGGAATGGCATCTGCAATCGAAGTATCGAACGGGGGAGAGATTGGCGCACGATAAAGCTTTCGTTACGCTCCCTTTTAGTTGCGGCACTAGCCGTAGGGATTGCGTTTGCAACACCAGCCATAGCCTTTGAGCCTAAACTTGTTGCTATCCAAGAGTTTGTGCATCAGCCTCGCGCTTACGCCAAAACCCTTGTATCGCCAGCAGAGTTCAGTTGCTTAGATCGCTTGGTCAAGCTCGAAAGCCATTGGAACGCTAAGGCCAAAAACCCTAGTTCATCGGCTTTTGGCATCTTTCAATTTCTTAATCAGACTTGGAAAGATTACAACTTCATAAAGACTTCTAATCCCGTTGTTCAAGTGCAAGATGGGCTTCATTACATATACACCCGTTATGGGTCAACCTGTACTGCGCTTAAGTTTCACTTGGAACATGGCTACTATTAGCCAATGGGTACTGAGGACATAACCGATTACGAATCGAGTATGATTCCTGAAATTGCCGAGGCCGTTCACTCGGCAGTAAAAGAGGGTTGAGCGCCTTAGGGCGCTCCCTTCTGTTAAGATGATTACATGACCACAATCGCTGCAAAGGTGACTTCTACCAAAGCGATTATTGGCGCAGATTCACTTGTTACATCAACGCGTAAATACTCACATCCCCAGATGGTTAAAGTTGTTGAGCGCGGTCAGTACCTTATCGCTGGCGCAGGATTAAGCGCTGCGTGTGATGTTATTCAACACAATTGGATTCCCCCAACACCAACAGACAAAGACAAGAAAGACTTTTATCATTTCTTTGCCAGTAAAGTTGTGCCGTCAATGAAGCGGGCGTTCAAAGACAACGATTACAAGTGGGATGAGGATAAAGATGGCGAAGCTAATTTTGCATTTCTTATTGCGCTTGGTGGCGAGGTTTTTGAGCTTGCTGATGATCTTTCCATTTGTCTTGATAGTGATGGCATATACGGCATTGGAAGCGGAAGTTCGCTGGCTATCGGCGCACTTAAAGCAGGAGCGAGCATGAAGAAAGCATTGGAGATAGCCGCCAATAAAGACCCATACACCGCACCACCATTTATGTATTACGAACAGGAGAGATGGCAATGATTAGACCTTTAGAAGATCGAGTTGTAGTTCAACTTGATGCAGTTGAGGAAAAAACAACCTCTGGACTTATCCTCGTTGATTCAGCCAAGGAGTTGCCACAAGAGGGAACTGTTGTTGCAGTTGGCCCCGGCAGATATGAAAACGGTGTACGCATTGCCCAAGACCTACAGGTTGGCGACAAAGTGACATTTCATCAGCACTCTGGCGTACCTATTAAGGTAGAAGGCGCTGACTACAAGATTTTCTTTGCCCGCGAGATTTACGGCGTTATTGGATAAGAAGATTGCAGATACAGTCCTAGCAAGGGCTAAAGGGTTTTGTGAGCGTTGTGGCGTTTCCTCGCATGACTTGGCGTTGCATCACCGAAAGTTAAAAAGCCGAGGCGGTAAAGATGAGGTTGCTAATCTTGTAGCGGTCTGCCATAAATGCCATAACCTCGGTACACACTCAATTCATTTGCGACCTAAAGAAGCTACTGAAAAGGGCTGGATGGTTTCGGCGTATCAAAACCCCGAGGATGTGCCTGTAAGCATCTTTGGTAAAAATCCTGTAAGGTTGGCGCAAGACGGTACATACATAGAGGGAGAGCAAAATGGCAACAATCACAGTAACCGGGGCAGTTGGTAAAGACCCAGAGCTTAAGTTCATCAAGGGCAAGAACGGCGATTTCGCAGTAGCAAACTTTTCATTAGCTGATTCTCAACGCTTCAACAAAGGCGGGGAATGGCAAGACGGGTTGACCATTTGGTACGGCGTATCAGTAACAGGTCGTCAAGCAGAAGTTGTTGCAGATGCAGTTACTAAAGGTCAGAAGTTAGAAGTAACTGGCGATCTAGTAATCACCGAATACGATGCAAAAGATGGCACACGCAAGATTGCTTATGAGATCAAGGCAACTAAAATCACCGAGCCTCTTAAAGCGCAAGCCCGTCAAAAGGCAGTAGTTCAAGATGAACCTTCATGGGGCGCAACCTCATGGAGCTAATGACCTCTAAAGAAGTCCAAGAACACCTTGGCATCAAAGCCAATCACCTCTATCAGTTGCAGTATCGCAAGATTCTTGTTTGGGTAAAGCGTGAGGGCAAGAAAGTCTTTTACAACCGCGAGGATGTTGAGGCGGTAAAGGCAGCTCGCCAAAAGTGAAGTGTGTAAATTGTCGGCGATCATCTCAGTATTCTGTTTGTGATAGTTGCTGGCAATTTGCCATGTCTGAAGTTGTTAAGTTTCCAACACGATACAAAGAGCTTGAAGCAGAGTTGCTACCAAGCAAGGGCAATCAAAGCGAGCGCGTTTCGGGTAGTGGAGAATCCTCACCGATACCAGTACGCTTAGAAACGCTACACCTACGATCTGGGGGGATTTCTGTGCCACTTATGGAGCATGAACAGAAGATGCGTGAGATTCGCCAAGAGATGAAAATTACTTGGCATGGCGAGCGCCGGATGGATGAACTTGCTCGAATCATCTTGACTACGCAATACATCTCTAAGCGCTCTGAGTGGATTCGTT